TTGTTATAGTCTATGCTATGCCATTGTGGACAATGATTAAACATATCTTCTTTCTGTAGTGTTATCATATCAAAAGCAGATAGAGATTTTTTATCATTGCTAGAAAATTTCCAATATCTTAATGGATCTATTTCTCTATTATTTAACCTTGAGTCTTGCTCTTGTTTTGATATAGAAAGCCATAGTTTAATAAAAGTTATATCTTGGTTTGATTCCCAGGAATTAACCTTATTCATAAAATTAGAATATTGTTTTTGAGAACACCAAGCCATAACGGGCTGAAGCAATGCTCTTGAATAGTGCGACCTATCATAGAAAACAATTTCGCCTTTTTTAGGCATTAACTTTGACCATGACGGCAACCATTGAGCCATTTGTTTTTTAGTTGGCATGAATGACGGCACGACCTTATAGGTATATGGTGGTAGGTAGTGCGTAAAATCTCGGATAGTGCCAGATTTTCCTGCTCCATCTCTGCCCTCAAGTAAAACTGCAATTCTCTTGCCTTGTCTGTGTATTGACTCGGCTATCTCATTAAGTCTAATTAAATTTTGTAATCTTGTATTCATATTAAGCAACCTTGTTATATTTGTTAGGGTGTATTACAGAAATTCCAATCTGTCTTAACAATGACCTAACCTCGTTGTTATCATCAAACATAATCTTATTAGCTTGTTTGAATTGTTTTAGTGATAGAAAACTATTAAGCTGTTTTCTTTTTAGCTTGGCATCATTTTCATTATTGCCTTGAGGTCTATCGATAATTTTATCTGCAAAGATTCCATTTTCCATCATAAACTCATAATCTGCATATGATAAGTTTCTAGCAGTATTGATTATAATATAGTCACCTTTTTTATGTCTACGTCTCATCTCTTGAGCAAGTGGTAAAATCTTATCCTTGAAGATTTTTTCAGGTGTATTATTCTCAAACCATTTAGCAAGATTAAGATTACCATTTGGTAATGTCGCTTGTCTATGTGATGAATCTATGACTGTTCCATCTAAATCGAATATTGTAACTTGTTTAATCATTTTAAAAACCTTTTTGTTTGTTTCTTATATTATATATATAAGGGTTCTTTATGCGAAAGTCAATAGCAACAAGTGCTTTTTTTGAATTAATTTCTCCTTTGTTTTCAATGACTTAGCAAAATAGTTGTTAACATGTTAAGTATCTTAAGTCCTTGTTTTTAAAGGGTTTTTTCGGCGGGGGCCTAGGTAGGGCGGTTATTAGGACTTGCAAACCTTACCGCCCGGCGCGCACACCCACAGAGCCTCGACCTGGGAAAATTTGAAAAATTGCGAGAGAATCTTGACACCCCATTATGGGGAAGGTATAATGAATAAATAATTACATCTTTATAAAGAGAACATAATGACGGAAGAAAAATTTAAGTATGGCCCTCTTATTTGGAACTGTGTTGGCCGAGATGTTGAGGACGACGAGAATAACTACTACTGGCCTGGAAGTCCTCCAGTAGCGTACGATGAAATGGGTTTGCCTGTAGACAAAGACGGTAGGCAATGTTTACCCCTGGATTGTCCTTTTCATCCACACCATTCTTTTAAGGATTTTATTACTTCTAAATATGGTGCTACGTTTCCTGCATCTTTTAAAGACTACGAAGATTGGCTAGATAAAAACTTTATTGTTTTTGATAAGGCAACCGTAAAACGTAATATAGTAACAAAAATAATTACACAAGTCGTTGGAAAGACTGATGCAGCTAATGTTTATAAAGCGGTACATCTTACTATAAAAGAAGTTGAAACTCACTATGGAGAGTCTTTTACTAAAAAGAAAGTTGATTAGATGCCGACACGTAGAACACAAATTATTAATGCCCTTGTAGCAGATTTAGAAACTAATACAGATGTAGCAGCTGGAAACGTCTACAAGCGATTCAAGTACCTTGACGAGCTAAATGATTTTCCCTCCATCACATTTTTAGCTGGTGGAGAAGATCGTATCCACTATGGAGCAGGTGAGAAGTTTGGAAGAATGAATGTACAGATTAGAAACTATGTTTTTGCTGAAGATCAGCTAGACGCAGCCGAAGAGCTATCCAACAACGTTGAATTGTTAGTTATTGATAAGTTCGCAGGTGCACATCGTGATCTAGGAGTTCAGAGTGCTCAGGTAGTAGAGTTTCGAACTGATGAAGGACTCTTTTCTCCTTATGGAATCGGAGACCAGACTGTAACAATCACATATGAGATAGAGTAGAAAGATGGCAGACAAAGCAATACAACCGATAACAACAGTTGACGCACTTAATCGCAGTTTAGAGACACCACCTCTAGACCCTGTTGTGTTAGCTGTTGCGAATGATTATCTTAGTGGCAAATCAATCAGCATGTTAGCTGAAGAGTATGGCATTAGTGAAGATCGAGTTACCTCAGTGATCGAGAAAAAAGAGGTAAAGAGCTATATTGATTCAGTGTTCGCTACGCAAGGATATCTCAATAGGGTCAAGCGTGTCGCACTAATTAATCGAGTTATAGATCAAAAGCTTGAAGAGGCTATGGAAACTGGCATCTATTCAAAAAAAGATTTGTTAGACTGGATGAAGCATTTACAAGATGTAGAAGCTGGATTGAAGCCTAAAAAAGATGGCCCAGCTGTTGCAGTTCAGATAAACAACTATGATCGATTAATGAAAGATTTAATGGATTAAAACACACTATGAGCAAAAATTTTCGCGTCAAACATGACGGGTCCCGGCTGGAGGGGATAAAATGAGTAAACAACCAAGAGATGACGGAAATGCCACAATACCTGTTCTAGGGCTCAGACCTGGAGGAGGACAAGCTATCGCCACATCAACAGCTGCAGCCAGAAGTGCTGCAATTGCTGGTTCAGTTCGTGTAATCACTCTATATAGCACGGTAGACTGTTTTATTGAAACAGGTGATAGTTCCGTTGAGGCAAACACCTCAACCTCACATTTTTTACCCGCGCAAATTCCGTATGATATAAGTCTAGGCAGTGAGACTATTGCCAGCGACAATGATCGCTTTATATCAGCTATACTAGCCGCAGGTTCAGGGATACTCTATGTAAGTGAGCGAGACTAATGGCTGTTACAAGACTTAGACTCGCTTTAAGTCTTTCAGCTATTAAGCGATTCATTGGCGATGGCGCAGGTGGAGTAGTCGACCACATCCTTACACAAGCCTCTGATTTTATCACTGATCAGAGTGGTAGACCGATTCTAGGTGAAAATACCGAGTTTGCTACTGGACGATTTTTTGCTGATGAGCCACTATCAGGATTGCTAACTGAGGCAGGTGAGTTTCTCTTTACACAAGACGAAAATATTCTTTCTGCACAAGCACTGCTTAGTCTTGAAGATACTGGCGAAAACTTTCTTTTAACTGAAGATAGAAGAATACTGATCTCAGAAGATGGATTACTTCTTCTCACAGAGCAGAGTGAGCTTATTGGTCAGTCACTTGCAGATGAGGCAGACGGTTTATTAACTCAAGCTGGTGAGTCACTCATTTCACAAGATGAGAGACAGATACTTGCTGAACAGTCTGAATTTGCAACACAAGTAGACGGTTTATTAACTCAAGCTGGTGAGTCACTCATTGCACAAGATGAAAGACAGATACTTGCTGAACAGTCTGACTTTGCAACACAACCTGCAGCTGACACTGGTGAAGACTTCTTAAGCACTCAAGATGCTCGAACACTGTTAACTCAGGCTGGAATCAAGATTCTCACAGAGCAGAGTGATTTAATAGGGCAATCACTACCAGCTGACGGATTAACCACTCAAGATGGCATATCTCTATTTACTCAAGATGGCAAACAGCTACTCGCTGAACAGTCTGAGTTTATAGGGGAGAACATTGAAGGCGACATTCTACTAACTCAAGATGGAACAATCCTAACAACGCAGGATCATGATTATTTAAATGCTCAGAGTTCCAGGTTTGTCTAGTAAATAGTTAAGATTAAAAAAAACACTTTTGACATTGACGTGCAAAAATGCAACAATACAGCATAGTATATTTAAGACTAGGGAGAGATAAAAATGGCAAACGTAAAAATTACCGAACTAACCGAACTTGCTGCCATTGACGTGGCAGACAACGACGTTGTGCCAATTGTTGATGTCGGAGGCGACACAACCAAAAAAATTACGATTGAAAGTTTAAAAAACGCTACAGCTGCTGCAAATGACTTTGTCACGTTCACACGGTTAAATGCTAATATTAACGTTGTGCAAGATAATGTAGCTTCCCTCACTACAGAGGATACAGCACTTCAGGCTAGACTAGATACTAACGTTACAGCTTTTACTAACGAAGATACAGCACTACAAGCTAGACTAGATACTAACGTTACAGCCTTTACTAACGAAGATACGGCCTTACAGGCTCGTATAGATGCCAACGCACTAGTCGCTGCTTCTAACGACTTTATTACGTTTACACAGTTAAATGCTAATATTAACCTAGTTCAAGATAACGTAGCTTCTATTAGTGTTGATACCGCTGCTGGTACTGAAGCTAGATTAAATGCAAATCTTAATATAGTGCAAAATAATGTAGCCTCAATTGACGCGAACGTTATTTCTATTGTAGATACTGGTGGACACACAGTTACTTTTTCTGCAAATGTGATTCCTTCAGCTGATGGAGTGTATGATCTAGGCTCTGCTACTAATAAGTGGAAAGACCTTCATCTAACAGGAAATTCAATCAAACTTGGCGGAATTACTATATCTTCCTTAGGTGATGAAGGTATAACTATTATAGGTACTTCTGGTGAACAGGCTAATGTTGTTACTCCTCAACTTGGGGGTGCTGCTAACGTATCAGCCAACATAGCTACTCTAGAAGCGAATGTTGCTGCTACTGATACTCGTTTAGGTGCAAACATTACTCTTCTTACTAATGAAGATACAGCACTACAAGCTAGACTAGCTACTAACGTTACAGCTTTTACTAACGAAGATACAGCACTACAGGCTAGACTAGCCACTAACGTTACATCTTTTACTAACGAAGATACTGCCTTACAGGCTCGTATAGCTGCCAACACCCTAGTAGCTGCTTCTAATGACTTTATTACGTTCACACGGTTAGATGCTAATGTAAATGTAGTCCAAGA